TGGGGTTAAGATCAGAGATCTATCCACTTATGTTTTGACGACTGAGTGTCGCCCCTAACAGGGAAACGCCGGGTACCAGCTCTAAGAGCTGTACGGTCCCTTCGAGTAATCTCGAAGGCGTTTTGTCCCACTGTGATTACGTCCTTCTTATTCCACTTCTGTAATGGCGTTTTTGTTTGCCACATGAGCATCCTAAAATAAAAATCGGATGCTCTACAGTCGCGGTTATAGCGTAAAGCTACTCGTTGAAGGAAGTGGTGAGCTTTTTCTCCATAGCGATTACGAAAAGAACATTTATCGCTAAAGATGTAGGTGTCAAGCGAATCAGACGGTGGTCCTTTAAAGAATTTCTTGAAGAGACGCGGAAAGTATTTGTTTATTAATTTCCGTGTCTTTGTGAATTTCACACCCCAGGCCCAAGGTAATTTCTCCTCAAGCTGATAAAGGGAATTGTGAATGTAGCATAAATCTTCAAGATTGCGAAGCTTCCGCTTCAAAAATATGGGTCGGATATTAATACCGTAAAGGTAATCCTCACCACATGATTCTCGAAAGGGGCCATCTGAAAAGCTTTTATCTGCATTTATACAGAAACCAAAAAGCTCTAACAGGTCAACGTAGTATTCATATGCCGTCGTAGGGAGTACAACATCATCCCCGAAAACGGCTAGAATATCGTCTGAACCTGTCCTCCGAATCGCAGCCCTAGCTAAGGCCGCAAAAATCAGAGATTCCAACGCAAAGGTAAAACCATTTCCCATGGCTGACATTTTCTCATATTTTCCTGAGAATTTGTACTTTTTGCCTTCGTGTCTCCCGAAAGGGGAACGAAGAGCCATGAGGAGGTCGTACCATGCTTCAGGCAGTAGCAGTTCGCATGCTTTAATTGCGACTGTATCAGAAGCCATTTTCTTGTCGACGGTCGCAAGTTTGTTGCTTTGCGACCCGATTCGAGCTAGGTTCTGATTCTGCACTTGGGTGTCGAGATCGATCTTCCAGCCTGTTTTAAGGGCTCGGCGGATCTGTTTTTCGATGCCAAGTTGAAGCATTACATTGAGAACGTTTTCAATGGCGATGGTTCTGTCAGTTTTAGCTGACTTGGGTACAGTGGTTATACGGTTGTATTCATTGATTTGGATAAAGTGCATTATAATCTTTTCCTCGTCAATGAACGGTGATGTTATTACTTCCACCGAATAATGATATCTATCGATCAAAGCACGCGTAAAGCGTGCATCCGATCGTATCATCTCGACCGCATAATACAAGGCGTCTGAAGTTACAAGATACGGGTAAGATCTCCACTTATAAAAACTAGTGGATTTACCTTTTCCGTACGAGTCTCCAAAGCTCACGCCCGGTCCATGACGCGCGTCGTCATACATACGCGCCAAATCCGGTTGTTCTCCGATCATACTGGAGATATCATCTCTAAGTTCCTGAATAATATTCATGAACCGCGGGTGAAAGTCATCTAACTTCAACACTGTTTTATAGTTTTCAGTGTTAAATAGATGACATATTCGTTCACCCTTGATGAAAGTCTTTAAGGCCTGAAGCTTGGCCGTATCAGACACAACTGGAGGGAACTTTTTGAGAAAAGTCCCAATGAAGTAGCGCCTGAAGAAGATATCACTATCTTCTAGAACAGGCTGACCATCGAGCATACGTCGTGGCTCGTAGGTCTCGGAAAGAGTAGTGAGGTAGGTCGGATCAGAAAAGATACGACCTGTGTTCACCTCACTCTCCATACCGAGGTCTTCAATTGCAGTGGCAAGAATTTGCTTATGCAAATTCTTAGGGAGCTGATTTTTGTTTTTCAGCATTTTACGGATCGCTTGGCTTTTCGCCATAACATCCTCCTTGTCGTCCACTTTATGTGGAGATGATCAATCCTTGAAAAGAAACACGCATAACAGCTCAATTAATGCTGTTACTAATGCTACAACTATGTCGATCGTGCTCTCAGCGAGAGCCATAAGATCGGACATTAGATTGATAGCTCTTGTGCAGATTTCAAGAAGATTGCGTCATCTGCGACAACGCCCCTATGCAACTGTAGTGCTGCTAATGCTTGCGCATCAACTGCTCCTACTGGAACTGCAGCCTTCGTGGTGATAATCACCGGTACCTTCGATACTTCCCCTGCATCATTCACGCAGTCAACATCGACTGTGGTCTTGATACTTGAGCGCTTAAAACCAAGGAAATCGCCCTCTTTTCGAGGGAGAGTTCTCTGGAAAGACAGCGTCTCGCGTTGCAAGAAAGTGTGGTTCGGCCCAGTATAGATACTAAGGGTCGAAGTTTGGTCAAACTTCGTGAAAGCGGCGCTGATACTTGACGCGTCGTTTTCCGGGTCGTAGGACAGAGTCCATGTGTCATTAAACATGTGAGGTTCTCCTCGATCTAGTGAAGCAGTTTCCTGCCAATTAGTACCAGATCTAATATTTTAGAAATGTTCAGATTAAGTCTGAACACGGGAAAGGAAGGGACAGCCAAGTTCGGTTGTCTAATCTTCCATGTGTTGACCATCTCAAAATAGCCTGGATTTACTGATGTGTACGAGTAATATCTCCCGTTTGAACCGGGATACCCGCCATCAATATGTGTGGAATCTAGTCTTCTGTTTTCGACATAAGACAAAGTTCCCCATGATCCAAGTTGTTTAAGATAGCCAGGACGCGATAGCCACCCTATCCAGTCACCGACTGAGTAAAACCAGTCGAGTATAAAGGAAAAAGGTACAAGCTCATATAGAGCCTGTAAAGGTCTGTCAAGACCGAAGGCTGTCGTTAAGAGCGGGATATTTCCATCAATGGAATATAATACTCCCGTTCGAAACGTACATACTCTCGTATCACTAGTGGTCACGACATAGCCGTAACCGTTCGTGACTCTACTGTCATCAACAACTTTCTCGTTGACGACAACTGACGAGTCGTATGCACGCCCGGTACCACGTTTCTCTATCGTTCTCTTTTGGAGTGCTTTTAGAATAGCATCCATTTCGAAAAATAGAGGTCTGAAGGCATAACGGAAACCCAACCACCAATCCGTAAAGGAGTCGAGTGGTCTAGCATTTCGGTGACGATAACGACGGCCAGATAGTAACATAATCTGCTTCATCGTTTCATAATCACGCTTACGCGCTGCCCTTAGTAGAGCATTCGCGCGCCTCAACACAGAGGCTAGCCAGTGAAGAGTTTCAGGCATTTCGCCCAGCGTTGCTAATAATTCTGCAACATTTTCCTGGACGTTTGCATGCGCTTCAAGAATGAGCGAGTCAAATTCATCAGAATATCGATTGAATATATCCTCGCCTTCTACTGGTAAAGTTGCCGCACCGAGCGGCTCGATGGCCCATCCTTGTACAGTGAATGGGAAAACTTCAGTTTGCTTGTGAAAATAGGGATCATCAGGAGGGTCGTAGTCATAGACAAATCTGCATGTAGCAGGTTTCTGTCGTCCGACGACTTCTCTCTCAATAAGCGGGTTAAAGAAAACTTCACCAGCTTTTGATCTCCTTTTGTACTCGGGAACAACGACATCGGATCTTTCTCTGACAGTATGCCTACTAGTATAAAGTAGCGCAACTGAAGAGGAGTCTGTGGTCATACCACAAGATCCGGCACCGCCCGATTCATCTTCACAATGCATTGGGACAATGTCAATCGTATTACTAGATTGACTATCCTCAAGAAGCGTGTATCGCATAAGAACCTCCATATCCACCTTTCGGCAGAGTCTGAGAAATTCTCATGGCTATGCCAGTTACGGGTTACCGGACTTTCGTCCAACTAGGGGTACATCCCC